GACAGTAACCAACACAGAATACAGCGCAGCGCTTAATGTTCTGGAAGCAGGCAAATGGAATGTGCTGTGCGTAGACACATCAGACACAGCGGTTCATGCGCTGGTTCAGTCATTCATCCAGAGGATATACCTGGCCGGTGCCACTTCGATGGCCTGCATAGCAGAGACAAAGGATGTGGAGCTCGATACCAGGATGACTCACGCCGCGGCATTTAACGACGAGAAAATGCACTTCGTACTGAACCCGGCATACGACGCCAGTGGCAATCTTTATGACGGATACAAGCTGGCAGCAAGAATCGGCGGTATGATAGCAGCCGTACCTTCTAACACCAGCCTAACTCATACCGTGGTTAATGGATTTGTTTCTCTTGCAGAGCCGCTAACAAATAGCCAGATTGAAAAGGCATTAGCCAAAGGATGTATTGTTCTCACGGTCAATGCAAGCGATCAGATCTGGATCGAGAGCGCCATCAACACCCTGGTAACACCAAGCGGCAACCAGGATGAAGGCTGGAAGAAAATCCGCAGGACCAAGACGAGGTTTGAGCTCATTGAAAGGATCGTAGCAACTACCGACCCACTGATCGGCAAGATAAACAACGACAGCGACGGAAGGGCGACCTTCATAGCTGCAGCCCAGGGAGTAGTAAACGCCATGATCGGCGAAAAGAAACTCCTGGAGGGCGGCACCGTTTACGAAGATCCGCTCAATCCACCTGCAGGAGACAGCGCATGGTTTGTAATTGCTGTTGACGACATCGACAGCATAGAAAAGGCATATCTGACTTTCAAATTCAGATTTTCGCCTGAATATTAAGAGAGGAGGATAAGGCATGTTTAATAACAGAGCACCGATTGATACCAGGAAAGTGTTGACCGGGAAGGACGGCGCGCTTTACAACGACGAGGGCGTCATGCTGGCCACCGTTGAGACATTCCAGACCCAGGTCAATGTGACAAATGCTAAATATCAGCCGCTGGGAGACGCACAAGAGCATGAAGTATTCCAGGCATATGGCGTAACCTTAACCTTCACAGAAACAGTAATCGCCGACGAGCGCTTCATTCAGGAGCTGTTCGAAGGAATGAGGACCGGAGTAATGCCGGCTTGGAATTTCCAAGGAGTGGTGAAGGGACGCAACGGCAGCGAGCAGCGCATGGTCTACAGACAATGCGTACCAAGCGGCACAATTGATCTGCAAAACCTTTCTGTGGGAGATCTAATCAAGAGAGCCTGGAGCCTCTTTGTTAACGATCCTCCGGAATTGCAGAGCTTGTTAACCGCCTAATACGCAATGGAAGCGTGCAGGCATATAATTAAATACCAAAGGCCGTCCTGCACACCCAGGGCGGCCAATTTTTTAATTTAAGGAGGTTATCACATGGCAAACGATAAAATCGAAAAGGCCAAAATCGAAGAGGTAGATCTTACTGAAGAGGAAAATAAGGGCCAATTAAGGACATACGAGGACGACATCCTCAAAGGATTGCTGGCAGCAGCAAACTACAAAACAGAAGAGGATAACATTCACCCTGTAGAGATCGCAAGAAATGGCGTAGTTCTAATCAAGTTCAACATTCGACCTTTGAGCGAGGAAGAGTACCAGCAATGCAAAGAGAAGTACACCAAATACGTCAGAAACAAGCAGCTCGGAATTAAATTCCCTGAAAACACCGACAGCGTGAGATACAGAAGCGCTTTAATCTACCAGGCAACCGTAGATGAAGACAGAGCAAAAATCTGGGACAACAAGAACGCATGGAAGGCTTTAAATGTACTCAATGGCGTTGATCTCATAGACAAGACTCTTCTTGCAGGAGAAAAGGACGCCATCCTGGAGATCATCGATAAAATCAGTGGCTATACCATGACTGCGGAGGAAACAGCAAAAAACTAATAAAGGCCGGAGGACTGTCCACCCTGCTCCATCACATATTCCAGCGGATGGGCATTCCTCCGGACGAGGTTATGGCCAAACCGCCAGGAGTGAGAGCTTTTATGTTAGCCTCTATGCGCGTGCAGCTTGAGGAAGAGAATAATTCAGAAACAGACGAATAACCTCTTGACTTTCTGTGGCACAATAATTATATTAATTGTGGCACAGAAAGTGAGGTGATGAAGTGAGTCCACGCACCGGAAGACCGAAGTTAGATAAGCCTAAAACCATTGAGGTTAAAGCAAGGATCGATGAAGAAATGAACAATCGATTAAAGGAATATTGCAGAAAGAACAATATGACAAGAACCGAAGTGGTAAGAAAAGGCTTGGAAACGGTATTAAGAGAAGAAAAAGAATAAAAAATGGCACCCGCCGTCC